GTCCAAGCAACTATGGCAACCTCACAGAAAGTCAATCTGCGCAAGTTTCTGAACATTGATCCCGGTAATGTCTTTGGTGGCCTTACCCTTACGTTCTGATATGGGGTACAACGCATCAGTACCCTCAATCAGCACCATCTCCTCGAAGATGGAAACAATTTCACAACCAAGGAGTTGGTAGCGTTCCCAACAGAAGGCAGTGAAGTCATCATCTGACAAGAACTCGCCGAGCTTGGCATGCTCGTTTATCTTGGAAGTGATGTTCTTCAAAGTTACTCCTGCTGTTCGCGCATTCCAACTGATTTCATCAGAGCCAATTTGTTTCTGGCTCTTGACGTGCTTGGCTTCAGTTGCTGCCCTCTTCAGAAAGATGTCTCTAAGAGTTGGATAGAAGCGAAACTCGTAGGCATAGCCCACGGCTTTTCCTAGCATGTAACCTTCATCAGTCACAGCTTGATTTTTGTTTGCCCTAGCATTGAACCTGCCCACAGCCTTACCCAACAATGGGATGGCCATGTGGTATCCATACGTGCTTGGAACAAAAACCTTGCTGAGAAATGTTGCTTGATAAAGGTTATTGTGACGTATCACCTTGGCTTCCATCAGCGCTTCAGACGCCACTGATGTGTATACTTTGACCAAGTAGTGACTCTCGCCGTTCACACATGCTATCATGTCATCGCCCATGAGCATCGCCCGACAATTAGTAATCTTCAACTTCTTCATTGCTGCCCACAAAATGCAACCGTTCCAAAACGTGTTGCGTAAAGTGGTGTCAGTGGCCCCTGTTGGTAGCTGATTCTCAAGCTTTGCCTTGATGCCATGCTTGTGGTTTTTGACTGTGAAAACATTAGTCTTCATGTGTAGCCTAACAAACCATTCTGGGCACCCAAGGACGCGCATGAGAGAGCATTCCAACAATTGTACGTCGGAGCACTGGAACTTGTCATTACTAGAAAAGTCGGCCTCCACCCAATAATCCTTATCTTGTCTGCGTTCCACGTGTGGAATGTACTCTTCGGGAGTCTTCTTGTAACTTGTCCGGAACTGATATCCGCCTTGCATGCCCATCAAACAGATGTCAAATCTGCGCATTAACTCATTCATGATGGGTCCGGAAACGGCGTTGTACAAATCAGTCCCTTTGAAGATGACACGAGGTGCCCAATTAGGTTTATGCCCAACCAGGAGTGCCTCAACCTTAACAAAGATCTCCTTGTCGGAGTACTGCTGTATCCTTGCATGTGGCAATGTGTGCAAAGACTTGTCCATGCGTTGTTGCTTCTCTGGCTCAAACTTTGCGCGCCATTGTTGATACAAGGATTCAGTCCATTCGAACGTGTTTAGTGGCTTTGGACAAACTTCACGAACAAACTCCATCGCGCTGTGGATGATGAAAGGTGAAGCTCTGCCGGCGTTAAAGTAGTTACAGCGTTTCCTGAAGGCAGCCACGGTGTTATGCCACCCGTTGTCAGGCACAACTGGGTGCATGCCATGGATGAGAGGTCCCAGATTACTTTCATAATCGGCCTTGACTTCAGTCGACTGCGGATTCCTAAATGTGGCGCCGGCTATTGGCAGTATCAAAGGATTAGCTATTTGATGATACTGGGCCACTCTTGAAACGAATTCATACCTGTCATGCCCTCGGAGCATGACGACCCACGCTCCGAGGCGATTGGTCGGTGTAGGTGGTGGTGGTGGTGGTGGTG